ACATACTCAACCCAGGCCAGCCGGTATGGTCGCCAAAGGACTATAAGGCGTTCGCAGAAGAAGCCTACATGCGGAACGTGGTCGCCTATCAGGCAATCAACCGCGTGGCCGAGGCGGTTTCAAGCGTGCGTTGGATGGTGTGGCGAGGGAAGGCAGAACTTACCGAAAGCCCATTGATTGACCTGATAGCGAAGCCAAACCCGCAACAGGGGCAGGCTGAATACATTCAAGCAAAGATTGGCTTTCTGCTGATTAGCGGCAATGAGTACGAGGAGAGCGTGACCGTCCGCAATGAGCCGCGGGAAATTTACACGCTTCGGCCTGACCGGATGAAAATCATCCCGCCTAGCAATGGCGGGGAAATGACCTTTCGCTACAGCGTCGGAAACGGCAAGTATCGCGATTTCGTGGCGGACCCAATAACGGGCAAGGGTGATCTACATCACACCCGGCTCTTTAACCCGCTCAACGACTGGTACGGTATGAGCCCGATTGAAGCCGGGGCGTATTCGATCGATCAGCACAACGAAAGCATGAGCCTTATGCAAGCGCTGTTGCAGAATAGCGCCAGACCATCCGGCGCGCTTGTTTCCGAAACGCCGCTTTCAGATGACAACTACAACCGGCTAAAAGCCCAGATGGAAGACCAATATCAGGGCGCAAAGAATGCGGGCCGCCCGATGCTGCTTGAAGGCGGCGTGTCGTGGCAGGCTATGGGCATGAGCCCCAAGGATATGGAGATATTGGAGACCAAATATAGCGCTGCGCGCGACGTGTCGCTGGCGTTCGGTGTCCCTGCCCAGCTTATGGGCATCCCCGGCGATAACACCTATTCCAACTACCAGGAGGCCCGGTTGGCGTTCTGGGAGGATACGGTAATCCCGCTAGTGGAACGTGTGGCGGATAACTGGACCAATTCACTTGGCGAGGCTTTCGGCGGGCTAGAGGTCAAGCCGGACTATGACCACGTTCCGGCGATTGCGGAAAAGAAGCGCGTGCTTTGGGATATGGCAGACAAGTCTATGGACCTGACCATAAACGAGCGCCGATTGATTAAAGGTTATGAGCCGTTGCCAGATGGTGACGTATTGCCGACCAAGCCAGCCGCCCCGGCAGTGCCAGACCCGGCATTGACCAAGGCGGACCTGAACGCGCTGGCATATGGGCTTGATTTGAAGTGAGGCCGCTTCTTGGTTCGTCGCCACAAGAAGAGGCGGCAAAGCAGGAACGGTTAATAGCATCCTTGGCAAATGCCAACCGGGCGCGCATTGCGGCGGAAATCAACCGCACAATGCAAGCCATGGCGGACCAGTACGAAATAGGCCGGGGATTGCCGCAACTGCCGGACGGCAGCGAGGCGCGGTTGACTGCGACCATGCAGGCGGTCGTTGGTCAAGCAATAGCCACATTCGGCGCGCGCATTCTGGACCGTGGCAAGGCGGCAACGCTAACACTGGATCAAAAGGGCTTTGCCGAGTTCTTTGCCCGTCTGGCTGCGGAGTTTATCGCGGCGGAAATGATACGGCGGCGCATCACGGCCATAAACGAGACAACCCGCGACCACGTAATGCGGATGATTGCCAGCGGGCAAGAGAACGGCGACAGCCTGGACAAGATAGCCAAGGCCATTCGCGAACGCGCGCCAAGGATTGCACGGGTGCGGGCGCATGTCATTGCGCGAACGGAAACACACAACGCGGCCAACTATGGCGCACACCATGCCGCCAAGGCCACAGGGCTGCAATTGGTGAAGGAATGGGTATCGGTGGAAGATCACCGTACCCGCGATTTCCTGGAGCCGACAATATCGGAGTTCAGTCATCGCGCTATGAACGGCGTTCAAGTCGCTATGGATGCGCCTTTCATGGTGCCGGGGTTGTTCGGCAAGACTGAATCGATGATGTACCCAGGCGACCCGGCAGGGAGCCCAGGGAATACGATCAATTGCTTCGTGCCAGATACAACGGTTGCAGGCCGATTTGAGGCGGCAAGCCGTGTGCTATATGTGGGCGATGTCGTCAAAATAGAGACCAGAGGTGGCCGCAATCTTACCGTTACCCCTAATCACCCGGTAATGACCGGTGATGGGCTTGTCCATGCCAATAAGATCAGCAAAGGCGACAATCTGGTCGCATACGTCGCTAAGAATGAAAACCCGTTTGGGATAATTGACCAGAACATTGATTTGAGACCATCCCGAATTGATGATGTCTTTGCTGCGTTGTCTCAGGTCAACAAGCCGGTCTTTGCCAGGGTGGGAAGCATAGACTTCCACGGCGACGGCTCGTCCGCGCAAGGCAATGTCGAAATTGTAGCCGCCAAAGGGGAATTGATTATCGGCTGCGATGCCGCGCTTGGCCAGTTCCTCGATTATTTCGCGCTCGTACATTCCAACGCGGGTTTGGCGGGCGAAGTGTCCTCTAGCGCGCAGCCTCTTTTCGCGGGTGCCAACAGTCCGACCACGTGCGGCAGCGTGGGCCGCGGCGACCTGATGCTGTCTAGCGGTTTGCGTCATGCTGGCCCATTTGACGGCTTCCGCCTCGCTTCGGTTTCGTTGGCGACCGCCAGACCGGGCGATAGCGCTCACGATGGCGTTGCGGGAGCATCCGAAATGCTCGGCAATGCTTTTGACGCTTTCGCCGCGGGAATGGCGGTTTTTGATGATGTGGTCAGTATCAGGAGAGAAAAGTTTTGTGGCCATGTCTACGATCTCCAAGAGAGGTCAAGCCTCATGATAGCCGAAGGCGTAATAGTTAGCAATTGCCGTTGCGCTTCGGTGCATTCGGTTTTGGAGTAGATCAATGGAATACAAATCCGCGGCGTTCGAACTGAAGGCAGAGCCGGACGCAGAAGGCGTCTTTGAAGGCTATGCTTCGGTTTTCGACGTTATCGACCAGGGGCTTGACGTTGTGAAGCCGGGCGCGTTCGCCAAGTCGCTGCAAAGCGGGCGGAAGGTCAAGATGCTTTGGCAACATGACCAAAGCCAGCCGATTGGCGTTTGGGAACAGGTTGCAGAAGATGACCGCGGGCTATTCGTTCGCGGGCGGCTGGTCAAAGGCGTTCGGCAGGCCGATGAGGCGGCGGCGCTGTTGAAGGCTGGCGCAATGGACAGCATGTCAATCGGCTATCGCGTGAAAGAAGCCAGCGATGAAGCGGGCGGGCGCATTCGGGCGCTGGATGAGTTGGAACTATTCGAGGTTTCGCTTGTCACGTTCCCGATGCTGCCAGACGCGCAGGTCACGGCGGTCAAGTCGATCAGGACAATTAGAGATTTTGAGCGGGCCTTGCGGGATGCTGGCTTTTCTCAGACGGAAGCCAAGGCCATCGCGGCCAAGGGCTTCAAAGGGCTAGCAGAGCATCGGGACGATGTGAAAGCAGAGCCGGTAGCCGAGCCGCCTGATACGGGCGGCTTTTTTGATGCAATCAGGCAACTGGAAAGGCAATTTCATGTCTGACGATAATAACACGATGCTAGAGGCCAAAAAGGCCGTCGAAGCACTCAACAATGGCTTTGAGGCGTTCAAAGCTGCGAATGATGAAAACCTGAAGGCGCGCGATGTCGTGCTTGAAGAGAAGATGGCCAAGATCAACGCCGATTTGAACGCTGCCCAAAAGGTTGCGGATGATGCGGTGTTGGCGGTCAAGCGTGCATCCCGGATCGTGTCCGATGGCAGCGGCGGCGAAGTCGATCTCGACGCCAAGGCGTTGAAATGGGCCAAGCGCAACGCGCGCGCCCAGGGCACCAATATCCATGAGTACGGTGCCGACGACCTGAAGGCGTATAAATCCGCATTTGACGCTTACCTGCGCAAAGACGACCGCGTTTTGGATCAGGTGCAGACCAAGGCGCTTTCGGTCGGCAGCGACCCGGACGGCGGCTACGTTGTGCATCCCGATATGTCGGGCCGCATCGTGACCAAGGAGTTTGAGACTTCGGTCATTCGCGCCTATGCCAATATCCAGAACATCAGCACCGATGCGCTGGAAGGCATGTATGATCTGGACGAGGCTGCTGCTGTTTGGGTTGGCGAAACCGCCGCCCGTACCGAAACCAACACGCCGCAGCTTGGCGTTTGGCGCATTCCGGCTCATGAAATGGCCGCAAACCCAGGAGCGACGCAAAAGCTGCTGGATGATGCGGAAATCAACATGGAAACGTGGCTGGCCAACAAAGTCGGTGAAGCCATGGGCCGGGCCGAGAACACCGCAGCCGTTAGCGGCAACGGCGTCGGCAAGTGGCGCGGTTTCCTGACCTATGCGGACGGCACCACGCTCCCAGGCACGATTGAACAGTCCGCCACTGGATCAAGCGGCGCGTTTGCAGGTTCTGGCGCTGGCGTCGATGTGTTTTATACGACCATCGGCACCATGAAGGCCCGGTATCGGACGAACGCAACTTGGGCCATGAACCGGACCACGGTCGAAGAGGTGCGGAAGCTGAAGGATTCGAATGGCGCTTACATCTGGCAGCCATCGACACAGGCGGGCACTCCTGACCGTCTCGCTGGCTATCCGATTGCGCCGTTTGAGGATATGCCAGCCATTGCTGCCGACAGCCTGTCTATCGCCTTTGCAGACTTCCGCGAGGCATATCAGATTGTTGACCGGGCAGGCATTCGTGTCCTTCGCGACCCGTACACCAATAAGCCGTATGTTCACTTCTACACCGTCAAGCGTTCAGGCGGCGACGTGGTGAACTTCGAAGCTATCAAACTCATCCGGTTTGGCGCTTAAGAGCGCAGAAAGGAGCCTCTAAATGGCTTATCGTGATCTACACAATAACGTGGATATTGTGGCGGTTATCAATCCCATTACCGTGGGAACGACCGGCACGGGCCGTACCGGCAGCGTTATCGACGTTCGCGGCTATGATAGCGTGGAGTTGGCAATCAACTATGGCGCTATCACCGCGACGGCGGCAACCTTCACTGTAACGGTGTTGGAAGGCGACGTTACAGGGACGATGACTTCGGTTGCGGATGCTGATTTGCTTGGTACGGAAAGCGCAGCCGGTTTGGCCGCGGCAACCCGTACCGATGGCAGCACTGAGAACGTCAGCAAGCGCATCGGCTACATCGGCAGCAAGCGCTATCTTCGCGCCGATGTGAAAAGCACCGCGACGGCAGGCACTCCGGTTTCGGTGAATGCCATCCTGGCGCGTCCGCATCGTGCGCCCGTAGCCACCTAAAGGCACTCCCGCAAGGGATGCACTCCGGTACAAACTTGGCGGGGTTTCGGCTCCGCCTTTTTTGTACCGGCTCATACCAGTACCGGAAACAGCAAGGAGGCCATAATGCGCCCCGGCGAAAGACAAGTTGCACCGTCGATTGACGGGATACGACAGGACCACGTTGCGCGCTACCAGTGGGCCGACAGCATCATTCCGGCAGGCGCAAGCGTGCTGGACCTTGGCTGCGGCGTTGGCTATGGGGCCGACCTGCTAGCACGGGGCAAGCGCGACGTGATTGGCGTTGATTGCGATATTGAGGCGCTGGAATACGCGGCGGCGAACTACAAGGCCGCGCGCTACCATGAGGGCGATTTGCAGACCGGCTGGCGCATGGCCGATGTTGGCGCTGCGGATTATGCGGTGGCTTTCGAGTGCATCGAACACGTAGCAAAGCCGGAAAAGTTCTTGCGCGCGGTGAAGGCGGACTACCTGCTTGCGAGCGTGCCGAACGAAACTCACTTCCCGCATGGTGGAAACATACGGTTTCACCATCGGCACTATACGGAAGAGCAATTTACTGACTTGCTGGACGCGAGCGGCTGGGATGTGGAAGAAATCAGGCACCAGGAAGGCGACACAAGCGCGGTGGGGGATACCCCAGGCCGGACGCTGGTTGCCCGGTGCAAACGCAATGCCGACTTTGCGGCGCTATACGGCAAGCATGTTGCCATCATTGGCTTAGGGCCATCGTCAGAGACGTTTACGGACCACTGCAAGCGGGCGGGCGGCGCATCGGCATACTGTGACGAGGTTTGGCCAATCAACGCGCTGGGCGACGTGCTGAGGGCAGACCGCATCTGGCATATGGACGATGTGCGGGTGCAGGAATCGCGGGCGGCGGCGCATCCCGAAAGCAACATTGCGCGCATGATCGAATGGATCAAAACGCATCCGGGGCCGATATATACCAGCCACCTTGAGCCGGGTTATCCTGGATTGGTTGAGTATCCGTTGCAGAAAGTGGTTAAGGCGACCGGGGAGGCGTACTTTAATGGCACGGTCGCCTATGCGGTGGCCTATGCCCTATATCGGCGCGTTGGCCGTATCAGCCTGTTTGGCTGCGATTACACCTACGCCAACAGCCACTCCGCAGAGCGTGGTCGGGCATGCCTGGAATACTGGATTGCAATTGCCAAGTCGCAAGGCGTCCAGATTACGTTGCCGCGCGACACGTCATTGATGGACGTTTGCGACGGGCCTGACGCGCTATTCTATGGCTATGACGGCTACAAGGTCAGGCTATCGGACGGCGGCGGCATGGGGCTCAACATAGAGCCGCGCGAACTGCCAACGGCGGCAGAGATTGAAGCACGCTACGACCATAGCAAGCCAGCGAATGGGCTTGTACGGGCGGCAAGCGAAGCAGCGGAGGCCAAGGAATGACCAAGGCAAAGATTACGGCTCAACTCGGCTGGCGATACGCGCCAGAGGGGCATACGGTAGTGACCTTACCGTGGGGAACAGAGATTGAAGGCCGGTTTGCGCAAATCGCCATTGATGCGGGCGCTGCTGTTCCGGTGGTCAGTTATGCGACCAAGGTAAACGGGCCGAACGAATTTAAGGCGACGGCACCGGCTGAGGATAGGCCGAAACGCAAATACACTAGAAAGAAGGAGGCTAACTGATGGCGCTACGTTCGCAGCCACGGCTTACCCAATACCGCGGCAATGTGCTGACCAGCGCGCCAGCCGTTGAGCCGGTAACGGCTGCGGAACTGCGCACGTTCTTGCGTGAAACGGCAACCGGATTGCCTGACGCGGAAGCCAACGATTTCATTGCACAAGCGCGGCAAGAAATTGAGGATTATAGCGGGCTCGCACTCATTACCCAGACTTGGCTGATGAGCATTGACCGCTGGCCAACTCAAAACGAGCCGTGGTGGGATGGCGTCCGGGATGGCGCGATGAATGACATACACGGCGCGCGCTATGCTTCTGACGTTCGCCTGCCGCGCTACCCGCTGCAATCCATCGCCAGCGTGACGGTGTATGACGAGGAAAGCACGTCAACGGCTGTCACTGTGGCGACCACGTTTGACGTTGACACTTCGCAGCATCCGGGCCGGATCACATTGCAGAGCGGCGCTACTTGGCCGGTAGCCTTGCGCGCAAACAACGCAATCGAGATTTCCTATGTTGCGGGCTACGGCGATGCGGCAAGCGACGTGCCAGCGCCCCTCATACGTGCCGTGAAACAGCTTGCGGCGGGCTTCTATAGCAAGCGTGGCGATGGCTGCGATGCAGAGCAGGCTATGCGTGAAAGCGGCGCTATGGGCGTTCTGGGCATCTACAAAGTGGCGCGCATTTAATGAAATGCTGCGACATGCACGCCGGGATGCTTCGCGAGCCGGTGACGTTTCAGGAAATGGCTCGGTTAAGCGACGGCGCGGGCGGATTTACGCAAACATGGTCAACCATTAGCGGCGCACCGGATCGGGCGCATGTTAAAGCCATGTCAGGCGGCGAACGCTATGCCAGCGCGCGAACGGAAGCATCGGCAAGCTGGCGCATAGTTTGCCGGTATGATGCCAACATTGACGAGACCAAGAAGGCCGTTATTCGCGGTCGCAGCTACCAAATCCGGTTCGTTAACAACCTGGAATTGATGGACCGCTGGCTAGAAATCGACCTGGATTTAGGGGATGCAATCTAATGGCTGGCACTAGTGTTCAATTGAAGGTTCCTTGCCGAATCTTCGGGACCAAATTGGCAACGGCGTTGATTTGGGCATTGCTTAAACTCAGGGTGCCGGAATCAACAGCAGTGAAAATAGGTGCCATTGTAATTGTCGCTCGCCTGGAATTTCCATGGGGCACAGAATGGTGTTCGGCGCGGAGTTGGTTGCCTAAGGATGCGGTCTAATGGCAACGCTTAAAATGGAAGTTCACGGCTTGGCCGAAATGCTTGCCGGGTTGGAACGCCTAGGCCAAGACATGACCGGCGCACTGGATGACGTGGTAAACGCAACCGGACTGGAATTGCGCGGTGACATTATCAAGCGATACCAGCGCGGGCCAGCGAGCGGGCGTACCTATCGCAAGTACAAGCCCAACAGGACGCACCAAGCCAGCGCACCGGGGCAAGCGCCAATGACAGACACAGGGCGGCTTCAGGGCGGCACGCTGTTTAAAAAGGATGGCCCGGCATCGGTTAGGGTGTTCAACGCGATAGAGTATGCTGCGGCGCTTGAATACGGATCGACAAACGGGCGGGGCAGGATTGCACCGCGTCCGGCATGGCGTCCGGCAATCGAAAAGATGCGGCCCAAGTACGAAAAGCGGATCAATGACGCGATAGCGGAGGCCGTGCGCCGTGCGACCTGAACAACTGCAAATTGCCATATTCTCCGCACTCAACACCGCATCCTTGGCGGCGCTTATGTCATCCTCGCATACTTCGCTTGTGCCGTTTGACGACCTAGAGCTAGAAGGCGATTTCAGCGGCGACTTGGAACTAGAAGGCGACACCAGCGGCACGATAACGCTAGGCGTCAACGCCGCGATATACACGCAGGCAAGCCCGCAAATCCCGCAATCGGAAGATCCTGCATATTTCCCCTACATCACCATTTCATTTCCAGGGGATGCGGGGTTGCCGGATAAGGACGAAGGCGGCAGCGATGCCACGGTACAGGTTGACGTATGGCACCGCACGACCAGCGAACTGGCTATCAAGCCCCTTGCGGCGGCGGTCTACACGCTGTTGCAGCGGCAAGATTTGCCAGACCTTCCCGGCCATATCAGCACCGAATGTGAGGGTATGGCCTTTGACGTTTCGACCGATGGCAGAACGCATCGGGCGCTATTGGAATTTCGCGTAACTTCGCGCGGATAACTGCGCCGCCAAGAACGGGCGGCATTCTTTGCATGGAAAGGCTACATCATGGCAGCAGCAGCGGGCCGCAAAATGCGGATCAAGTACCTTACATCAGCCGCCGCAACCCCGGCAGTCATTGCGGGCGCGCGAACGGACAGCTTCACAATCAACAATGAGCCTATCGACATTACCGACAAGG